TAGCGCGATCGTTTTGAGTTCCGGGAAGGTCATGCGGTCTTTAAACGCATCCAGCAGGATGATGTTGGGGTTGCCCTTGTCCTCGTCGTTGTAAAACACGCCCCACGTTGTGCACGCCGAGTAGTCCGATGTGGTCTTTACTTCAAACGCCGTATCCCAAGACTGGATCACGTAGTCGCAAGAGGGTGGCTCATCCGCCTCCCACACTTTCCAGTCTTTTCTTGACACCAGCGCCGACATGTCCGACGTGGGGTTCTGCATGTACTGGGCGTTCCAGTACCTGGGGTCGATCGACGCTTGGGTATTTTTCAGCGCCTCTAGGCTCCACTGCGCAGGCCATAAACTTTTCTCATGGTCGGTACCCACATCCAGAATGGCCGGCAGCTCAACGATCTCCCACGGGATGGTGTCCTCGTTTTTAATCTGGTAGTCGATCAACCGGCCGGTCAAGTCCAGCAAGGACCACCGGGTCATAATCACAATAATCGCACCGCCCGGCATGAGACGTTGCAAGGGACCCGTTTGGAACCAAGACCACGCGTTATCAAACGCCAGCCTTGAGTTCGCCTTCATATCCTGTTCGGAATGTGGGTCATCAATAACGAATAGATCAGCTCCGCGACCAGCCAGAGCGCCGCCAACACCAGCTGCGTAATACTGACCACCAGCACCAGTACTCCATTTGCCCGCTGCTTTTTGGTCATCCGAGACCACCGTGTTTGGAAATATCTCATGGTACTCCTCCGAGTCCAGCAAGTTTCGTACCCTGCGACCAAAGTCCTCAGATAGCGAAGCTGTGTGGGTACCCATGATAATCTTCTTTTCGGGGTAGTTGCCTAAAAAATAGGCTGGGAAGAGGTAGCTGGAGAACTCGGACTTACCCATACGAGGGGCTATGTTGATAATTACCCGCTTTTTCTTGCCATCAACCACGTCCTGAAATATCTTGGCTAATTTTTTGTGGTGGGGGCCTACTTTAAACCCAGGGTATACCCGCTTGGCGAACTCAATCGGGCTAGTTTGCGCCTTTTTTAAGCTACTTCTGTGTTCTTTTTTCTCCAAATCGGCTAAAAACGCCTCTTTCTCCACCTTGGTCATGTCTTTTAGCGCCATTTGCGCGGCCATAGCCTCTTGCGGGGTGAAGAAGTCTAGGTTCATTCTTCTTTTGCGTCTGGTTTACTAATTATTTTGGGTTGGATGTCTATTTCTTCGACGTCCACCACGTCAACGGCGCCCATGTAGCGACCCAGCTTCTCTTTGATCCGAGCGTCGAGCTCTTCGTCCGTCACGTCTTCGTTTTTAATTGCTATGCGGTCTGTGAAGAGCGCGACTTCCGTCACTTTCCCCAGCAATTCCAAGGCTTTAAGGCGTATCCGGGCGTCTGGGTGGTCGGTTTCTTTGACAATTTTTGCCACGCTCATCGACCTTAGACTTTCCGCCTGCTCAACAAACTTCCACTGGTATGCCGTCACCATACCAACGGCTGCACGGATTTCATCCGGCAGGTCAAGCTGCAACAGGCGTTCTTTTGCTCGGGGGTCTTGGGTGGTTAGCGCGTTAAACGCGTCCACTACTTTTTCTTGCTGGGCTTCGGACAGGATCTCGTCGTCTTCGTCGGCGAATTGGCTTAGCCACTCGCTGGTTTTGTGCTGGGCGCTAAGGGTTTGCGCGGGGGTGGTTGTGTTTAATTCAGTGAAAGGGGTGTTGTCGGGCAGGATGTCCGGTACAAAGTCTGCGGCGGATGCGGAAACTAGATGTTCTAAAAACATTACTGCTTTTGCCCCTTTGGTTGCGTGTGGTTATCACGAGTACACGTAGTGTACTCGGTTTTTTATTTTTTGTGTATACTTTCCCCACCACGGTTTTTCCTCCTTCATTTGGGCCGTGGTTCCTTGTCGTGGATCTAGTACATCCTGACTTACCCCCACCTAAGACGTGGGGGTTTTTTATTTGTATACTGGGCGTGTCCTTCACGTGGACTCGGGGGTGGTAGTGTTTCGCTTCGCATACTTGGTGCTACTACCCCCACCTACCCTCTGTCAAAACTTTGACACACTCCCCTGAATTTTTTACAAAATTTGACATTTTTTTATTTTGCGGGTGAAGAACAGTGTTGCCGTAGCCAAGCCACCGCACACGCAAAACAGGTTGGTGGGTACTGGGTGGGGTTTCGCCAACAGCCATATTGAGTTCTCCACAACAGGTTGTGGTATACTAGAGTTATCAAGTGAGCAAATCACTTGGTGAGCCGAGCCAAGCCTAACCGCTTGGCTCTTTTCGTTTGTGGACAACCTGTCCACACAATTCAATCGGAGGTTGTATGAGTTTATTAAATCAAGCAGTTATCAATCAGTTCTTCTCAAGCCTTGAGAAGTTCATCACCGCAGGCACAGAGTATGGTGAGGCACTAAAGAAACTTGCCCCGCTTTACAACAAGGCTAAGCCTGCCGAGCAGATTGAGATACGCAATCGTGTTGTGCAACTTGTTGGCAAGAAGTATGGTGCTAAGCCCACCATGCTTGAGGCTGGTGCTTACAAGGGCTCGCTAGGCTTTGACTCTAGGGGTGATGATGCCCAACGCAAGGCTCGTGCTTTCCTGCGGAATAACTTCAATGTGAAAGTTGTTGTGGACAAGTCGTCCACACAACCCAAGGTTAGTGCCAAGGTCGATAAGGTTGAGCAAGCCCTTGCCTACGTTGAAGCATTGACCAAGGCTGAGCAAGCAGTGTTTTTCAAACGTGTTACACGCAAGTAGTCAAGCGGGCGAGGTCGCAATGCTGTTTAGTTTTATGTCAAACCTCGCCCAACATTCCACAACATACGGAGAATTACCATGAAAAAAGTATCCAAACCACGTCTTTCCAAACCTGTTGTAGTAGAACCAAGCCCCACCGCACTCGTTCCGCTAACAGACGAGGAAATGGCGTACATTGTTTTTGCCCTGCATGATGATGATTCAAACCCTGATGTAATCACGCCACTCATGGCTAAACTCGCTTGTTACCTAGCAGGCGCTATCTTTAACAAATAAGGAGAAATACCATGGCATCAATGAAACACTTAGCAACACCTTTGTATGAACACACCTGCCCCGCCTGCCAGTTCTTAGGGACTGTGCTTGTGCCTATCCAAGACTACCAACTTGCGGATATGTACAAATGCGATAGGTATTTCACACTCAGGTTTAGCAACGACCCCTCAGATGAAAGGTCAGGCACAGATGAAAGCCTCGCCTTTTGGTTCAGAACATATAAGGAACAATCATGCTAACCAAACAACAATGCGCACTCCTAAAGACTGTGCCTACTAAGCAACACGTTGTGGACAAGGTGTCCACACCACCCAAAGAAGTAGAGGTAGAAGTAACCATGCAGTCAGCGTTTAATCAGTTCAGTCTTACCATTTACAAACAACATAAGGAGTAACACCATGAAAATCAAATACAACGCAACAGGCTACTTTGTCGTATACAAAGAGGACGGGCTCATCTGCTCATTCCAACGCAAGCCCGATGGCACAATGAAACGGCACGACCACTACAAGACGGCGTTAAATGCGTTGAAAAAGTTGGGAGCCAACGATGGCTTTCAAGATGGCTGGTTCATTGTGTCGTCTGTCGCCTTGAAGCGTGCGAAGTGGGGTAATGTGTGAGTAATCATCGACTCTCTGCAACGTGTTGTGGAGAGTCACTTAAAAACCCCATTTTGCCAATAGTCTACCTTTTAATACAACCTGCCCGTCACCTTGACGCCCTCAAACCCAAGCGGGAAAAGGCACGGGCAGAAACTGTACCTATATATATACATATAAACACAAACACATTTATATATATGAGTGTTTTATTTTGTGTACACCTTGGACTTTGTCTTTACTTACTTAGTTTAATAATTCTTTATTTTTCGTATATAGGTGGGATACTACGCCTGTTTTGTTTGATACTATATGCCTTGCAGGGCGTCACTCTGACGGGCAGGTATACTGTAAATGGTGGACATTCCTGCCAAAACCTGCCCGTTTTGTGGACAACCTGTCCACACACCCAAGGAGAACTACGATCATCACCTCTACTAAGACTTGCATCAAGTGCGGTGCAACCAAACCAAACGCACAGTTCAAACGCAGACTATCCCTCGCACAAACCCGAGCAGTCTTGCGTAACCCCAACGCAACAACCAACTACATCACTATTTCTAAACTATGCAAAGACTGCCAGCCCAAGCGTAAACCACCACGCAAACTGACCGCCAAAGAGATCAGGACACGCATCACCAACAAAGATATGCACCACATCACAGGCGAACGCCTGCTAGAAAAGAAGCGAGAAGAAGTTATTCAAGGGCGTAGCAAAGTCATGCGTCAGTATTGGGAAACCAAAAAGAACGAGCCGATAGCCAAACTCAAGCGCCACCTTCAGGACCAACTGAACCGCTTTGGCAACAGGCACTTTGCCAGCAAGAACCTACAAGACGCCACACGTCTTCAAAATGCCCACAATTACGCTGAGGCGAAACGAATAATGAAAGACCTGCTTGAGCAGGCGAAGAACGGGGTCGAAATACCCCATGATGTACAGATAGCATCACTAATCGCAACACTACCAACGAAGGAGAAACAGCATGGCTAAGTATGAAACGAGAGGGTGTGCAGGGCATTGGCTTGACGCACCTGAGCATACCTTTGATGTCCTGATTGCGCTAAATACATGGGACGGCGAGGAAGATGCCGAGGACGAGCGCATTTTCTACTACATGGACGGCGAACCGCTTGCCGTTGGGTCAGTAGTAAGCGAAGGGTTTTTAATCACACACATAGAGGAGTAAGACCATGAAGATATTTGACGACAACAGTTTTGGCTGGGCGATTGTAGTAGTAACGCTTTTAGTTTTAGGGGCGCAGGTAATACGAGGAGTAATGAAGTGGTGGATTGTATGAACAGGGACATTTGTCCCCAACAAGTATCACAAACCTATTGACACACAAACGAAAGGAAACAAAATGCCATACACAGTTAGGTTCGACACTCGCATTGAGTGGCACATCAAAGACGAAGACATGGGGCTGTACGCCGAATGCGATAACCCTGAAGACTTCATCAAGTACCAAGAGTTCTTGCTTATTCCATCGCAAAGCCTTGAGGATTTCGTGGCTAATGCGGTAATCAAACAAGGCTCATGGTCGTACGAAACAGACGACACAGTAGAAGACATGGGCGAATGGAAACTAGAGGAGAAGAAACATGACTGACTTTGAACAACAGATGTCCCGAGAAAAAGAAGTAAGCACAGACATGAACATGGTAGCAAACA